CGTCACAGTCCAGGGTCCAGGGTTCGGTCCTGTCACGCTGGCGCGCACGACGGGAACGACCGTGCTCGAGGCGGTTCCGGGTCCTGGCCCGTATTCCGTCGTCGTAAATCCGGTCGAATCAAACGGAAACTATGGTCCGACCGCGTCCTGTCTATCCCAATACGTCCCGGCGGGCTAAAAATATGGCACGAGATAAAGGCGTCCCGCTGGTCATCGGCGCGAAAGGCGGCAAAGGCGGCGGAAGCGGCGCGATCGAAGATTCCGATACGCTCGCCAGCCGGGCCTATGCTCAGGTCCTGGACCTGATTTGCGAAGGCGAGGTCGAAGGGCTGGTCGGCGGAATGCAGGGCGTCTATTTGGACGGAACGCCGCTTCAAAACCCGGACGGGTCGTTCAATTTTTCCGGCGTTTCGTTCGCGTTCCAGCCGGGTTCGCAAGGCCAGAACTATATCGCCGGCTTTTCCGAAATCGACACGGAATACAGCGTCGGACTAGTCGTCCATCAATCGTCGCCGATCGTCCGCACGATCACGAATACGGACGTCGACGCGGTCCGCGTCGTTATCGGCGTCCCGCAACTGACAAGCCAGGACGTTAAGACCGGCGACATTCACGGAACGTCTTTCGACGTTGCGATCGACGTCCAGACGGCCGGCGGCGGATACGTCCAGCGGCTATACGACACGGTTTCCGGAAAGACGTCGAACTATCAGCGCGCCTATCGGATCGAGCTATACGGCGCCGGTCCCTGGGATATCCGCGTTCGCCGGATCACGGCCGACAGCGTCGTTTCGGCGCTGACGAACGCCTTTAACTGGGCGACCTATACGGAAATCATCGACGCGAAACTGACCTATCCGAACAGCGCGATTGTCGCGCTTCGCATGGATAGCGCACAGTTCCAGTCGATTCCCCAGCGCGCCTATCGGATGCGCCTGTTACGCGTCCAGGTTCCGAGCAATTACGACCCGGTCACGCGCGCTTATTCGGGCGCCTGGGACGGGACGTTCAAAATCGCCTGGACCAACAATCCGGCATGGTGCTTTTACGACCTGTTGACCAACGAGCGTTACGGCCTGGGCGAATTCGTTTCCGCCGGCCAGGTCGACAAATGGGCGCTGTATCAGATCGGCCAGTATTGCGACGTCATGGTCCCGAACGGGTTCGGCACGCAGGAACCGCGCTTCGCGCTTAACTGCTATATCCAGAATTACGCCGATGCGTTTAAGGTCGTCCAGGACCTGGCGTCCTGTTTCCGCGGAATGCCATTTTGGACGACGGGCACGGTTACGGCGGTCCAGGACGCGCCGTCGTCGCCGGTCGCGCTATTCACGCAGGCGAACGTCTTAAACGGCGCGTTTAGCTATTCGGGAAGCAGTCTAAAAGCGCGACACACGGTCGCACTTGTTACCTGGTTCAATATGGACGACATGGCGCGTCCATATGTCGAATACGTCGAAGATACGGAAGGCATCGCGCGGTATGGCGTCATCCAGACGCAGGTAACGGCGTTCGGATGCACTTCGCGGGGCCAGGCGCACCGCGTCGGGAAATGGCTCCTGTACAGCGAGCGGTCGGAAGCTGAAACGGTCACGTTCCGGACGGGCCTCGAGGGCGTCCCTGTGCGTCCCGGCGACGTTATCAAGGTTTCCGACGCCATGCGCGCCGGCCAAAGCCTGGGCGGCCGGATTTCGGCGTCTGACGGGCTAAACACGGTCACGATTGACCGGGACCTGGTCGACGTCAACAAGGCCGCCGTCAATCCGATCGGCGCGTCCATCAACATTGTTTCGATCGACGGCGCCGTCCGGACCGGAAGCATTACCGGCGTCAACGGCCGGAAACTGACGGTCGCGAGTAATCAGGGCCTGGCGAACATGCTGTCCGGCGTCCAGGCGCAAGCGCTTTGGGTCATCGAGACGAGCGGAATCGCCGCGCAACTATTCCGCGTCATCCAGGTAACGGAAGCGGACCGCGGCCAATACGACATAACGGCCGTTGCGCACAATCCGAGCAAATACGACGCGATCGAATACGGCCTGGCGCTCGAGGTCCGCGACATTTCCGACCTGTCGACGCGGCCGTCGGCGCCGACGTCCGTCCAGGTTTCGGAAAACCTGTACCTGTACCAGTCGAACGTCTTTTCGCTGATGACGATTTCCTGGCCGTCCGTCATCGGCGCGACCGCGTACAAAGTCGGATACAGCAAAGACGGCGCCAACTGGGTTTTCGAAAACACGCCGGCGAACGAACTGGAAATCCGCATGGCGGCGCCGGGATCCTATGACGTCCGCGTATGGACGATCGGCGCTTCGCAGCTTACGTCATCGGCGTACGCCGAAACGGTCCAGTCGATCCTGGGGAAGTTTGCGCCGCCGGCGGACGTCCAGGGCCTGACGTTCGGGATCGACCAGAACGCCGGCGCGAAGCTGGCCTGGGCGCCGAATACGGACGTCGACCTGTACGCGTACGAAGTCCGCAAGGCGACCAGCGGGACCGATTGGGCCAGCGCTACGTCGCTGGGTCAAATCAAGGCGACCGCCTTTACGATCGGCGTCCAGGGATGCGTCGGAACGTACCTGGTCAAAGCGATCGATACAAGCGGGAACTACAGCGTCAACGCGGCAACGGTCGCTGTAACTATGCCGGTCGCGCCGGCGCCGGTCGTCGCGGGCGTTTTCAGCGGTCCTAACTACAATCTGACCTGGAATCAGGTCTTAGGGAACCTGGCGACGGACCATTACGAGATCCGCACGGACCTGAATTTCGGCCAGACGGCCGGGCTTATCACGACCCAAAAAGGGACGTCCTATTCGGCGAAGGTCAACTGGTCCGGAACGGTCGTTTTCTACGTCGCCGCGGTCGACATTGGCGGGAACTACGGCGGCGCCGGCCAGGCGACGCTGGTCGTCAACGCGCCTATTCTGCCGGTCATCACCCAGCAGGTTATCGACAATAACGTTTTGCTTCGCTGGACCGCGGCGAATGCGACGCTACCGCTAGACCATTACATCGTCGCGCGCGGGACGACGTTCGCCGGCGCGACCGTGCTCGGGACGATTTCCGGGACGTTCGACGTCATTTTCGAAACGACGCCGGGAAGCTTTACATACTGGATCGCAGGCGTCGATTCGGCGGGCAACCAGGGACCGGCGGCCAGCGTTACGGCGTTCGTCAATCAACCGCCGGACTATGTCTTGCGGTACAACTACGACGCATTTTTCGACGGGCTGATCGACGACTTTCGCGCCGGCGCAATCAATGCTGATTTCACCGTAAGCGGGGCCACGATGGCGGCCGGCGCCGGGATGACGCTGACCAGCACCGGCACGAATCCGCAACTGATCCGCACCTGGCAACTGATCGAGAATCACCCGAACGGATGCGAATATCCGATCGTCCGCGTCAAGCTGACGCGCGTCGCCGGATCCGGCTGGACCGGGAAGGCCTACTGGTCGACGGCCGGTCACGGATTCACGACCGGGTATTACCAGACGAACGCGACAAACCCGGCGATCGGCGCGCAGGTCGTTCTAGATTGGGACATGCGCGCGCCGACGGCCGGCGGCACGGACTACATGATGAACGCGCTGTCCGGGATCCGCCTGGACCTGGGCGCGACCGCGGCCGACGTCTTCAGAATCGACTATATCGAGCTGGTCCCGTTCCTGTCGACGAACGTCGTCGAGGACGTCGACAGGTCGCTGGTTATGCCGGTCAACACGACGGAAACATTCCAGCAGCATTTCGACAGTCACACCTGGGCGGCGCCGTCGAACCAGGTCGCCGCCGGCTATCCGATTTTCATCGAGCCGGGCCTGACGACGTCGACGTATGTCGAATACATCGATTACGGAACCGTTTTGCCGGCGACGCGCGTTTCGGTCACGCCGACGTATGTCGTCATCGACGGGGCGCCGTCGCTGTCCGTCACGATCGAAGTATCGACGGACGGCGTAACCTGGACGACGTACGCCAACACGACGGCCGTCTATGTCACCAATTTCCGTTACGCGCGATATACCGTCACAGTTACAGGCG